GATGGAATCAGTCATAGAACTGGGGTCTTGGAAGGGGAAGTCGACTCATGCTATATGTTCTTCTAGATGTCCTAAAGTAACTGCAATAGACACATGGAAAGGGTCAATAGCTGAACCTGATGCTCATGCTCAAGCAAAAGATGGTTCTGTTCTTCGAGAGTTTAAGGAAAATTTGAAAGAGTTTTTGGGGAAGAATTTAACAATGATTGAAGCAGATATCAATGATGCTGTTCTCGATGTTCCTGATAAGTCGGTAGATATGGTTTTTATCGATGCAGGACATACTTATGAGGAGGTTAGAAATGACATTCGTAAATGGAAGAATAAAGCGAAAATTCTTCTTTGTGGGCATGACTATGTGTCTGCATGGTCTGGAGTCAGGCAAGCAGTCAATGAGGAACTCGGGGGACCAGATGAAATATACGATTCTATTTGGGTAAAATGGCTTATCAAACCAAAGGTGTCTATCTGTATTCCTACTCTTGGTCGCCCCGAAAAACTTCAGCGACTTCTCGAATCTATTAAAGCAAATGCTGGTTACGACAATTATGAAATCATTGTAAAAGCAGATGATTTCCCTCCAAACAATGTTGGTGCGCCAACGATGTTAAAGCGATGCGTAGATGAGAGTACAGGAGATTTGATTCTCTTCTTAGGGAATGATTGTGTGATGGAACCGAACTGTCTTAAAGAAGCAGTCTGGGAGATGGCTCGCCGATTCCCTGATATGGATGGAATGGTGGGTCTGAACGACCACTATTGGAGAAAAGAACACGTTGCCCCGCACTTTCTTATTTCTAAAAAGCTTTTGCCGTTCTTGGATGGTGAAATATTCCACACAGGATACAAGCATACTGGCTGTGATAACGAGCTTCGCGCACGCGTAGAAAAAATAGGGAAATACAGTTGGGCAGAAAAAGCAACTATCTTTCATGACCATCCGATGATGGCTGGAAGTAAAACTGATATGGACGCTCTCTATGAACAGGCATATTCTGGTCCGCGCCACGATGCTGATGATAAACTCTATGCGGAACGTGCTATTAAGTACGGATTTGCTGACCGAGTATGGACATAAAATTCTCTATCTGTCTAGTAGTAAAGAATGAAGAGAAGACATTGCCACACCTTCTTGATTCACTTAAAGAGTTCCAAGATAATGGTGGTGAAGTCTGCATTCTTGATACTGGCAGTACCGATAATACGGTGTATATCGCCAGGAATTATGGCTGTGTCGTACAGGAAGTAGGGTCGGCATATGTCAAAACATTGACACCTAAACAGGCTCAAGAAGTCAATCGGAAGTTCGTAGTTGATGACGAGGAACCGATTCTGAAGGGAGGAGACAAGTTCTTCTGTTTCAATCGCCCGCGCAACCATGTGGCGAAAATGGCGAAGAACAACATGATTCTCAGCCTCGACGCTGATGAAACTGTGGTAATGGACCTGGAGAAAGTGAGTGCTGCATTAGAGGTACTACCTATCTTGAAAGAAGTTCCGATTACTCGATTTGAGCATATGCAGGTATTTGTTCATGATGCCGAAGGTAATTCTGATATTGAGTTTCTTCAATGTAAATTCTATGACCGCCGATACGTTCACTGGGAGAACAATGTTCATGAGATGCTCGTCGGGCAAGGTCAGCGACTACGTCTTGATAGGGATGCTCTCACCGTGCATCACTGGCAAAATCCTGAGTCTGATAGGGGTGGTTATATGAAGGGGCTTGCTGTTGATTGTTTTTTGAGTCCGAGCAAAGACAGACAATGTCAATATTTTGCGCGTGAGTTGTTTTATTCTGGTCGTGGTAAGTCGGCAGAGAAAGAATTTCTTCGCCACCTCTATATGAAACTACCTCCGCAGGAGTATCCGACAACTCCAACTCATCTAGACTCTCTTTTATTTCTTGGGAATATTTATGGACTTGATGGTAAACTTGACCTTGAACTTGACTGCTATCGAAAGGCACAAGAACTTGACCCGACTAATCGCAGACCAACTGAACGTATCGCGCAATTCTATCAGTGGCATGGGAATAAGACACTCGCTCGTGAATGGGCGTTGCGTGCAACGAAGTTTCCTTGGAAAGAAGAATACGGAGCATCGAAGCTCCACTTCCTTGATATCATTAATGGAATTATTAATTGGGCTTCAACATGAAAGGAATCATTCTTGCAGGAGGAAAGGGAACGAGGTTGAGTCCTTTTACTCTTTTGTTTAATAAGCACCTTCTCCCTGTGTATGACAGACCGATGATTACTTATCCCCTGATGACTCTTAAGGGAATGGGAATTACAGATATTCTTATTGTTTCTAGCGGTGAAAATATCGGAGGTTTTGCTACAGTTCTAGGAGATGGTTCAAAGTATGAAGTTAATATCACCTACAGAATCCAAGCAGAAGCGAAGGGGATTGCCCATGCACTTCTCTTGGCAGAAGATTTTGTAGAGGAACAATTTGCGGTTATCCTTGGTGATAATATCTTCGGCTCTTCGGTTGTTCCACCCAAAAGGTGTGGGATTGTTCTTAAAGAAGTAGAAAATCCTAATCGGTTCGGAGTTTTTTATGAAGGAAAAATTGTAGAAAAACCTAGTGTCCCGTTATCAAACAAGGCTGTCACTGGTCTTTATTTCTATACTCCTGAGATATTTCCTTTCATAAAAACACTGGAACCATCTGCGCGAGGAGAATTAGAGATAACGGATGTGAATAATTGGTGTTTAGAGAATCTCCCAACAGAGGTTATTGATTTTGGTGGCTTCTGGTCAGACGCTGGCACGTTTGATTCTCTACTCGCTAGTTCGGTATGGGCATCATTGACAAAAAAATGATACCAAAACGGATTATAAGCATGTGGATTGGACCAGAAATGCCTGAGTTGGTCAAGGAGTGTGTTGCTACACATAAACTTGACGGATACGAGCATTTATGGATAAATAATAGTAACTTCTATGAATTCGATTGTCCTTATTTGGAGGAGTGTCTCAGTGTTGATAATTGGGGGAAAGCCTCTGATTTCCTACGAATGGCATACCTTGAAAAGTACGGCGGCATCTATTTGGATGCAGATACGAAGGTTCTAAAACCTTTCGATGATGTTCTTGGAGATGACTTATTCGTCTGTGAAGAGGCTAATTACTTCATAGCAAACGGAATTATTGGCTCAATTGCTCATCATCCACTGATTCAAGACTATCTAGGAAAACTCCAAAGGAACTTCCGAGGGACAGGGGAACTTATATTTCAGCCAGGAATGGGGCTGTGGACTGAGATAATCAAGCAGGGACCGTGGGTGAATAACATCAAAATCTATCCTGCTGAGTGGTTCCTACCATTCGACTGGCAGTCAGGTATAACAAAAATCACTGAAAATACTCACACTATTCACGAATATCTTAGAAGTTGGGTATAACCACTACCGCATTGGTGGAATCTGTTCTATAATGGATTTTAATGTCTGCCTTCCCCCAAATTACTGTAGAACATAATATTGGGAACACCATTAATATTCCCAATCAGTTGGATATTAAAGTCGCTACATATATCAGCAACAACGTCGCAGTTGGGGCTATTGCCATCCCTGTTGAGAACGCTACCGACTTTACAGTAGGGTCTATCCAGGTGTTGCTTTCTCCACTGGGAGCAGAGAACTCTGAGATAGTTAATTCTTCGAGTAACACTGTCAATAATTTTGTTACAGGGGCAACAACGATGGCTCATAATCGCGGTGATATTGTTCAAGAACTTAATTACGACCAAATTGTCGTATCGAAATCAGCAACACTTACAGGAGTTTATGTAGCGCTCACAACAGCAACATTTCAGGTGACTCAACAGGCAACGATTATTTTTGACACGACAGGACTGGTTTCTGATTACTATAAAGTTCAATGGAAGAATTCAATATCGGGTCTATTATCCGATTTTTCCGACCCGATTAGTGTTGATTCTTACGACCCCACCTCCGTGGCAAATATTATTTATCCTGTTCTCATGGCGATGGGTGTTTCTGAGAATGACCCGAAGATTAATATTAACTTCTGTATCAGTGCTGTGGACGACGCGCGGAAATTCACTGAAGCGAAGTTGTATGGAATCCGTCATGCATGGCAACAACAGTTTGAGTTTCCAATTAAATGTCTTGCAGGAACAAATTATGTCGACCTTCCTGATGATATAGACTATAACGAGACTGATAGGTCGATGTTGGCGGCTCGTTTTCTTATCGGAAATATACTTACTCCATTTAATCTTCGCTACATTGATAAAAGGTCTTGGAATCAAATAGCGTTCTCAGTAATGGGCGGTTATACAACGACGGTATCGGGAATTGGTGCAACGACAATCACATTGGACAGTTCAGGGGATTTCCCTGATGTAACTTCTGGTGTGGCATATGTTGCAACGACGGACTACACTCAAACAATAATGCAGATTGCATATACTGGGTGCGACCTGACGACGAATCAACTGACAGGAGTAACTGGAATTACAAGGGCAATTCCAATAGGCACACGAGTATGGTCAAGACCGACCATTTCTCAACCTATTTATTACACAATCTTTGAGGATAGGTTATTCTTTGACCGAATTCTTCCCGATTCAATGCAAGGTAACAATGTCTACATTGACTATTATAAAAAGATTGTTCCTGTCACTTCACTCTCTCAATTGCTCCCTGAGCATTATAGAGAAATCTATAAATGGTATTTACGTTATGCTATTAAGTACCGCAAGGATATTGCGCTGGGAAGCGATGACCCAGACCTTAAGAAATTCGAAGACCTCGTTCAAGCTTTGTTTAACAACTTGTATACGGGGCAAGACACTACGATTATCACATCGTAATTATTAAATTAATTATTAACGTTATGGCATACACGAATCCACTTATTCCGACAGTCGACATTCAGCAACAGGAGGCAACAGGTAACCATTTGATTACGTTCGGAACGGTCACTGGCAACCCACCTACTGGCACGACCTACACGACCCTCTTCGCACAACAGTGCGTTCTTGAGGAACTTGATGGCACAGCTGTCTGGCAGATGACAGGAATTGTTGCGAATCCTTCGTGGACAGCGATGGGCACAGGAGCGATGGGCGCGACTGGCTTCACTGGCTACACAGGTCCACAAATCACGGGCTATACTGGCTACACTGGTACAACTGGTCCGACAGGTACAACTGGCTACACAGGTAAAACTGGCTACACTGGCTACACTGGTCCGATAGGCACTACTGGCTATACGGGTCCTGGCAACTTCACTGGCTACACTGGTTATACTGGAGTGACGGGCTACACTGGTTATACTGGCTACACGGGAACGTCTGGCTACACAGGATACACAGGATACACAGGTAAGACTGGTTACACGGGCTACACTGGTCCTTCGGTAACAGGTCCTTCCTTTGGTCCTTCAGCGGTGACGAGCATTACGGTGGTCAACGGAGTGATTAGCGCAATTTCGTAGTCTTTCCATCCAGCCTCTGTCTGGTATGGGGGCTGGGTTGGGTAGATTACCCAAACCCAGATGTCAACTACCTTAAAAAACGTAAAGATTCCATACCCAACCGAAGGGATTATTCGGTCTGCTCAATTGAATGACACAATAACTCCAGAGAACTCGGTTCAATTGGCTGTCAATATGAACTTCGATAGAGTTGGCGCGATGACTACACGCCCTGGAGTTGCAAATCTATATACTAAGCGTGGAGGGAGTATCACTTCTTTCGGCACTTTGAACATACAAGGTGGTGTTAGGAAACTCTACTCACAAGTGGGTACGGATATTTCTTATTGGAATGGTGCAGCATGGACTACTGCTCGCACAACTACAGTA